TCCGCAGAGTAAAAACAAGTTTTGTGGTGTATCTTCCCCGCCCATAGCATCAGGTACAATATGGCACCTATTCAACCCGGATTTAACTACCTTATCCATCCAGAGGCGGTGTATCTCTTCATCTGTCGGCGGATTTGAAATTTTGTCTTCGTATTCCGTGATGATCGGTTTCGAGCAAGCCCAGCACATCGGCTCTCCTTCATCCTTAACAACCGGAATCGAGTCTTTCCCTGCATACCGCTCCAGAACGATGCTCCCGTCCTTGTTGATGTATTTGTCTTTCCAGTAATCGAAAATGGCCCCGTGTTGTGTCGAAATCTTCCGTTTTTCTTTCAATCCTGCTCCTCCTTTAATATAGGCTCGTGAACGCCCTTTACCCATTCGCCGTCTTTCCCGTACTTGTAGTATCCTTCATAGGTTTTTCTGTTCTTCAAGATGTATTGCACCGTCGAAATCTGAAAGTCTCCACCTTTACGAGTTTTATACCCCTCTGCTTTTAGCGTATCGCAGATGCCCTTTAATGTGCTCCCCTGCTCATTCAACTCGAATATGCGGCGCACAAGGGGAACCTCTTCCTCGCACAGAGTCAGCTTTTTACTTCCCTTTTTCGACTTGTACCCATACGGAGCCTTCCCACCAGAATAGCCACCTTTGCTTGCCTTAACTGCTCTTCCATCGCTCATTCGCATAGCGATAAATGCCCGCTCAATTTCTGCGAACGCAGCAGACATGGCTTCAAGCATAGGCTTGAACATACCGGCAGAACCAAAATCCTCCTGCACGCTGATAACTTCAATATTCCGCCGCTTTAGCAAATACCTATATGCAAAATAGTTTTCTACATTTCTGGATAACCTATCGTTCTTTGCAACAACCATCGCCTGGATCGGCGGATTAGTGATATCCCCATTCAAAATCTTCGCAAGCTCCGGCCTGTGCTCCGCATCCTCGTGTCCGCTCACAGCTTCCTCGATATACCATTCGGCTATCGTGTACCCGTTCTTCTCGCAAAAAGACATTATCTCGTTCTTCTGCGCCTCAATCCCAAACTTATCTTCTCCAACCTGGTTATCCGTGGACACCCGGCAATATCCGACTACATTTTTAACCATCTTCACGCCCTCCTTGCTTACGAATTGATTATACCGTAAATTCAAATACCTGTCAACCGCCTTTTTTATTTTTGGGAAAATTTTTGAGTCTTTTTTCTGCGTTGTGGCAGGAAATACCTCACCCTCTCTTCCTATAACGGGCGATTCCCCCCAGTGGTGTCCAGTGATCCGGCCCATTCCAAGCGCCCCGCCCGGTTTTCACATACGAATAACCAAAATTATTTTATCGGGAAATTTACGAAAACCTATTGACAAGTATTCGAATGTGTGCTATCTTATGCTCACAAGGAACAAACAACAACAGGCCACAGGCCGGGAGGCAACAGAAATGAAGTACATCACCGCCACCACTGAAAAGCGCATCATGAAAGCAGCCAGCAAAGATAGCTTTGGCTTTTGGGAGAATACCCAGGCCGGTACACTGGCCGCCATCCTGGACGAGATCAAGAGCAGCTATGGCTGGTTCGGGTGCAGCGTAGCGGAGGCAAAGAAGCTGGGCCAGCAGTTTGACAATGCCGACCAGCTCCGGGGCTTCTCCCACCGGGCTAGCGTCCTGTTCGGCTGGACGGTGAACTACCCCGAATACATCAACTACAGCAATACGCTGGGGCTGGATGTGCTCACCATCTCTGATTTCAACAGGCTTGTAAGGGCCGTCCTGGAAGGTTAACAAAAGACCCGCCCCGGAGGTTACGAGGGCAAGGCCCTGGGCGGTGTGCCGAAAACGCCGCACCCCATGACACGGAAAAGCAAACTCTTATGTACTGCGCTAGTGCTGTCCGGCAATAGCAGGCGGTTAGAACCCGCCCCGGGAAACGGGCTGGAGGGTACACACGGGGGCAACGGGAAACCAGTAAATGGGCCCCCATCCGTGATAAAAAAGCCCCGGCCACTACTCGCAATAGTGACCAGGGCAGAGAACCCCAGCAGTAACCACTCAAACCAGGGCAAGCCCATTATACCAGGGCGGGCCCTCCATGACAAGGAGGAAAACGCAAAATGAAAAAGACAACCAAGAAGGAACTCCGCGAATATGTCCGGCTAGGACTTGCGCAGGACATCACCGCATATGACTTTGACCAGGCCGAACAGCTCCGCAAGGATCACACGCTGGACGTTATCGCTGTTTCTCGTGGCGTATATGGCATGACAGGGGCACTTCTTCAAGATGAGAACGGGGAACGCTACGCAATCACCGCCCGCAATAGTACGCTTTTCCAGCTTGTTTGACCCGCCCGCCGGGAGAATGGAGGAAACAAACCATGACAAACGACGAAATGAAAATGGCCGTTGATCTACTGGCAGAATACGCCCGCACCGGTCTATTATGTGTCAGCGGCGAAGAAGCAGAGCTTTTGCGGAGGTTTGCCCGCACGATGGAAGAATGGGGGAAATAAAAATGCTTAACATGCACAACCCGGACGACTGGGGCCGGATAGATTGCAGCCAATGCCCAGAGCGCCACATGTGCGATCAAGTACAATATGACTGTCCGCTTGACGATCCGCCCCTCTTCCAAGAGAGCAACGAGGAGGTGACCACCGCTTGATTATCCTGTTTATTTTGCTGCTCCCTGTGATGGTGATCTGGGAGACGGCGAAAAAATCTTGACTGCTTCCCGCCCTGGGACTACCTGGGGCGGGATTTTTTGCGCCCTATATTCCTTCCAGCGCGTCCGCCCTTGTCCCTATACTCCCCAGCATCTTTCCGCCGCTTGTGCGCCGTCCTACGGCCCGCAGGCGGCATTTTTGCGCCCATGCCCAGCAGGGCAGGGGAGATGCCAAAACGCAAAACCGCCGTAAAGGCCGTTTGCAGGCCCTACACGGCGTTTTATACCCTCATGGCTATCCCTATATTCCCACGCCATCAAACGGCCCGCAGTGTCCCGCAGACGGCCAAACATGGCATAAATCAACCCCGGCCCGCTCCGTCAGGAGCAAGCCGGGGCATTATCATTTGTTGCGGGCCATGGATAGCACCGCGCAGCGCTCCGCCGTTTGGTCATACCAGGCGCAGGAGCCGCCCTTACACTGGACAACCCCCAGCTCGATAGATGCCCGCCCGCAGGATGCGCCCAGAGCCACCACACGGGCCAAATCCATTAACGGGCATAGTCGCTGGTCTTCCAGAGTTTCATCCATAGTCGTAGCCTCCCAAAAGTCGTTTCGTAGTTGTTTCTCTTCCAGAAAGTTCCTGAAATAGTCGTTACTCATCCACCACAACAGACCCGGAGATCCGCTCTTCAAGCTGCTTTTGGTCGGGAGAGTCGCCGAGGGGCGCTCCAGGCGTCAAAGTGATTTCTTGCCTGTCAGCATAATCAAAGTTGTTCTTCCCCAAAAAGATTGCAGAAACCGGATTTACCTTTCCGTTCAAGATGTAATATTCCCATAAAACTTCAAGTTTTCTGTACTCTTTTTTTATCAAGTCCCTAGTCGCAGAGCTGCATTCCAGGTTTCTATGTGGCACATCATGCGTAATCTCCCATAGCCTCCGCCTATCAAGCCCAAGCACATCAGCCATACCGGAAACTTGTGGTTTTGTGTCAAAGTCGATACAGAGTTGCCAAAACTCATCCATTCTCTGCTTTACAGCTTTTTCGTCGGAAAGGTCAACTCTATCGAATTTGTTAAGGGCTTGTATAAACATAGTCGCTTTGCTGTTATCTCCCGGCTCCGCAAGTTCATATCCAAACTGCTGGAGGTCAGGACGGTTTCTTTTCCTCTTGACGACTTGTTTCATAGTCGCATCATTCTTGTTCAGAGTTGTCACCCCCTATTTCATTTACTGGCAAAAGATATTTTTTATATCCCTTTGAATTTCTTCTTGGTATTCCTCTTTTGGAAAGCGCAGACCCGATTTGTGCTTCTCCATATTGACTTAAAGCCGGGTATTCTAATTTAATTTGTCTAACTTTAAACCATTTCTTATTTCCGACACCAGAAATAATTTTGTCAATCTCGTCATCCAGCGGATTCTTCCCGTAATAAACGATATGTTCTTCTTTTGACTTTTCAAAGCACTCCGGCAAATATATTCCAAATTGTTCACACACAGTCCTCTGAACTGTCAATATATCTACGGGACTTGCTTTATTCGCTTTCATCGCTCTGGTTAGTTGAGAAATTAAATTTGCAACACCGTTGGGCAACACCGCAAGCCCGTGAATAGGTTCGATTGTATTTATCTCGTTTCGAGTTGTTTCAAGCAACCCGTCCACGTCATTCAAAATTAGCCCTCCCTCGCAAATC